TTGTGTACCTATAAAAAGATAATATGAAAAAGAAAAACTTCGTAACACCAAGTTACAGTTCACCTAAGAACCAAAAGAGAGGGTGTTTGTGTAAAGATGGAAAGACATACCACAGTAAATGTTGTGATGGTTCTTTACAAGCACAAGGGGTAGGAAAAGTATGAAAATACAACAATAACCAATTTAAATGTAATATTAATATAAAAAGTAATTTATGAAACCAAGTGAAATCGTAGCAAAGTTCAAGGAGGTACTTTTATCTGCTTCTGATGAGGTCGAACTACAAGAAACCGAAGTAAAGGAGGAAGTAGAAATGATGCCCGAAGAAGCACCTAAATCTGAATCAGTATCTAAAGAGGACTTTGATAAACTAAAAGCAGAATTTGCTTCATTGAAAGGTATGGTCGAAAAAATGGCTAATACTGATAAAATGGAGGAAGAAGTAGAAGTT